CGGTCTGAATGCTGAAGCAGAACTTGCTAACATTCTCTCCACTGAAATCCTCGCGGAAATCAATAGAGAAGTCATCAGAACCATCTATAAGGTTGCTGAACCAGGTGCTGCTGCTAACACCGCTACTGCTGGTGAGTTTGACCTCGACATCGACTCAAACGGACGTTGGTCTGTTGAGAAGTTCAAGGGTCTTCTTTTCCAAATCGAGAGAGATGCGAACGCAATCGCACAAAGAACTCGTCGCGGGAAGGGCAACATCATCATGTGCTCTGCTGACGTAGCGTCTGCACTGACCATGGCTGGTGTGCTCGATTACACCCCTGCACTCAACGCTAACCTGAACGTTGATGACACCGGTAACACCTTTGCTGGTGTTCTCCAAGGTAAGTATCGTGTATACATCGATCCTTATTCGGCAAACGTCGCTGCTAACCAATACTACGTTGTTGGTTACAAAGGTTCTTCACCTTACGACGCAGGTATGTTCTACTGCCCATACGTTCCCCTTCAGATGGTTCGTGCCGTTGGCGAGAACAGCTTCCAACCAAAAATTGGATTCAAGACCCGCTACGGTATCATCGCAAACCCATTTGCACAGGGTACTTCCCAGGGATCTGGTGCTCTTACGAGCAACAGCAACCGCTACTACCGTCGCGTTACTGTCAAGAACCTTATGTGATCCATTTTCACAAGGTTATACTGGAGGGTCTTCGGACCCTCTTTTTTTGTCTAAATAAGCATGTAGAGAACTAAGTAAGATGCCTTTTCACATTAAAACCCCAAGCGTTTTGAATCCAACTATTGGTGATGTATATTATAAGGGTGGTAATGCTTGGACCGATCTGTACGATGACAGAAAAGTCTATGTAAACGAAGCAGATGCTAATGCAGACAAAACAACCACTGTTACCAAGAATGGTGTAACTTACACCCCCAAGCATTTTGCCAACTCCACTGTTGTTAGTGAATAATTATGGCTGCTAGAGACGGTGTATCTGACGCTAGATTAGGAACTCCTATTTTAAATAGGAACTTCTTATCACCCACTGGATTTAAATTTGCTCTTAAGAGAAGTCCAGGGGTTGCTTTCTTCTGTAATCAGGCAAACATACCATCTCTGGATCTTGGTATTGCAGTTCAACCATCTTATCTTAAGGACGTTGATGTCCCTGGAGATAAGATTCAGTTTGGAGATTTATCACTAAGATTCTTAGTTGATGAAGATCTTGTAAACTATATGGAATTGCAAAAGTGGATCCGTGGACTTGGTTATCCAGAATCAGAAAAAGATATTAGAGACCTTCAAAAACTTGGAAAAGGTGATGTTGGTGGAGCATACACTAGAGAAGGATTAAACATCTATTCAGATGCTACACTACAAATCCTCAGCAATAACCTTGTTCCTAAATTTCAAGTTACTTTTAAAGATGTATTTCCATATACACTATCAACTGTTACTTTTGATGCAACTGATACAGATATTGAGTACTTTACAGCAGACGTAAGTTTCAAGTATACTATCTATGATATAATAGATATGAGTGGCAATCCTTTATGATCGACCTTGATGCACTTCAAGGAATGTGGGAAAAAGATTCTAAGATTGATATGGATAACCTCCATACAGAGTCCACGAATGTTCCCACTCTCCATGCGAAGTACTTTGAATTATATAATACCATCTTTCTTATGAGAAAGAAAGCAGAACAACAAAGAAAAAATATTAGACATGAACGTTATGAATACTTCAGTGGTAAAGCTGACCCTGATGTCTACGTAGATAATCCTTTTCCCAAAAAAATTCGCGACAAAGATACGATGCAAAAGTATCTTGATGCTGACGAAAAATTGTCTACAGTATGTTTGAAAATAGACTACTATGATACGATGTTAGTATACATCGAAAGTATTCTAAAACAAATTACTAATCGCACATATCAAATCAAAAACGCAATAGAGTTTATGAGATTTAATTCAGGATTGGGATGAAAAAATTATCCATCATAGGTGCAGGATCTGCTGGTTTACTCTCTGCAGTTCAAGGATATTATGCATTTGTTAATAGACCTGATTGGGAAGTAGAGCTTATTCACGATCCTAATGTGCCACCAGAGAAGGTGGGGCAAGGAACTGTTCCTGGAATAATGAATTTATTATCTGCAGTCTTTGATGTTGATTGGGCAGACAATCCATTTGAAGCCACGATAAAGCACGGAATCATGTATAAAAACTGGGGAAAGAAGAAAGACAAATTCTTTCATCCTTTTGGTATGGGTTATTCTGCAGCGCACTATGATGTAAATAAGTTTAGAGAGTTTATTCTTTCGTCAAATAAATTTAAAGTAATAGAAAAAAATATAAAAGATTATAGTGATGTAGATTCGGATTACATTATTGATTGTTCTGGTAAACCAACATCTTTTGATAACTATACCACGCTAACTAATCCGATTAACTCTGTATTGCTGGGTAGATCTGAAAAAGAAGATGGCCTTCACTGGACAGATTGTGTTGCTACTCCAGATGGATGGTGTTTCAGAATTCCAAATGTAGATTCTGTTTCTCATGGATATCTCTTCAATAAAGATATAACAACAGTAGAGCAAGCAAGAGAAAACTTTAGAGATATATTTGGAATTGATTCTACTGACAATTTAAACTTTTCAAATTACATATCCAATCAATTTATGATTGACGATAGAATTTTTTTAAATGGTAATAAACTAATGTTTATAGAACCTTTAGAAGCAAACTCAAATCCAGCATATGTGCAGGCAACTAATAGATATTTGAGTTATATGCTAGGAGGAATGTCTAGGAAACAAACGTATGATGAAATATTTTCGTACATAATTAAAATCCAAAATTATTTACTATGGTTGTATCAGTCTGGATCTAAATACAACACTCCTTTTTGGGACTATGCAACCTCATTAGAGTTTGATGATACTTTATTTGATGCATTAGTGAACGTGTGTAGTAATAGATCTATGGAATCTGTATGGTCTTTGATAGATAATGAATCTGTTCCTGAAAAATATGGTCAGTGGGATTTATCAAGTTTCAAAACATGGATACAAAACACTAAATAATCAGATGGAAAACGAAGAACAGTATTATCAATTAGAACTGCCAATTCAAGCAGTTCGTATTATCCATACTGGGTTATCGCAGGCCTGTCAAAAATGGTCTGGTGGTCCTCCACATGAGCAAGAAGATTTACTTGCTATGCGTGATCATTTCTATAGAATCATGCTAGAACATAGGTTTAGTAATATGTAATAAATATTCGTAGATGAATGGATCTACGTGATTGACACTAGTGTAAATCTTGTTATATCAAAATCCAACGAAGTATTTCTTAAAATTAATACTGAACCTCATATAGAATATGAACTTAGAGATCACTTTAAGTTTGAGGTTCCTAATGCAAAATTTATGCCACAGTATCGTGGTAGAAACTGGAACGGAGAGATACATCTCTTTGATATGCGTTCCAAGCAAATCTACGTCGGTCTGTTAGATAAGATTGTATCTTTCTGTGAGAACTACGGATACAGTTACAAGTTTGCAGATAATAAATTCTACGGAACTCCTTATGAGGAGAATGAATTTATTTCTTTTGAAGGAGTCAAGGATTATATAAAATCTATTTCGGTCCACGAGCCACGACAATACCAAGTCGAGGGAGTATTCGATGCTCTAAAACACAACCGAAGACTATTGATATCTCCCACTGCGTCAGGAAAATCTCTGATGATTTATTCATTAGCAAGATATTACGCTGAGCATGGGAAAAATATTCTGGTAGTTGTTCCCACGACCAGTCTGGTAGAGCAGATGTATAAGGACTTTGAGGAATATGGTTGGGACGTTGAGACCCACTGCCATAAAATTTATAGTGGTCGTGAGAAGAATGATACTCGTCCAATTGTCATAACAACATGGCAATCTATCTATAAGTTAGAAAGAAGTTGGTTTGAAAGATTTGAAGTTGTGATCGGTGATGAAGCACATTTATTCAAGTCTAAGTCTCTAATACAGATCATGACCAAGTTGCATCATGCAAAGTATAGATTTGGATTTACTGGAACTTTAGATGGCACACAGACGCACAAGTGGGTGTTAGAGGGACTGTTTGGACCATCATATAAAGTAACAAGAACTGATGAGTTAATGAGACAAGGACATCTCTCTCAACTTGATATTCAATGTCTTGTACTTAAACATCCTCCACAAAATTTTGATGTGTATGAAGATGAGATACAGTATTTAATCACTCACGAACAGAGAAATAATTTTATTAAAAATCTTTCTTTAGATCTTAAAGGTAACACGCTTATACTTTTCCAAAGAGTTGAAGCACACGGACAGGTGCTCTACGATAAGATAAATAATAACAAGCGAGATGACCGTAAGGTATTTTTTGTACATGGCGGGGTAGATGCAGAAGAAAGAGAGCGAGTAAGAGAAATTACAGAAAGAGAAAACAACGCTATCATTGTTGCTTCTTATGGAACTTTTTCTACAGGTATCAATATTAAAAATCTCCATAATGTCATCTTTGCCTCTCCAAGTAAATCCAGAATCCGTAATCTTCAAAGTATTGGACGAGTTCTTAGAAAAGGAAAGGACAAAGTAAAAGCAACATTATATGACATCTCAGATGATTGTTCAACAAAGTCCAGACGAAATTACACACTCAATCATTTCATAGAAAGAATAAAAACTTATAATGAAGAAAAATTTAATTATGAGATTATAACCATTCAATTAAGGGGGCAGTTATGATAGAAGATGATTTTTATGCAACAGTCAAACTTAAATCTGGAGAAGAGATTTTTGCTAAAGTAGCAGCTTCTGATGAAGATGACAGAACAATGCTTTTAGTAACAAATCCAGTAATTGTTTCTGAAATAAAAACAAAGACAGGATCTCCTGTAGGATATAAAGTAGAACCTTGGTTAAAGACAACAACAGATGACATGTTCATTATCAATTTCGATAATGTGTTAACGATGTCAGAGTCGTCTGATATTGAAATGATAATGATGTATCAAAATTATGTGCGTCAATCTCAAACTAATGGATCAGAAAATAACTCAAAGATTAATCGTAGAATGGGATATGTTGGCAACGTACATGATACTAAAGAACTCTTAGAGAAGATCTTTAATAAAACCTCAGATAC